ATAATGACGATTACTGCGGTCTTTTTGTATGTAGCAGTTGGAGTTGGCGATGGACTGCATTAAATGTATGGGAATTTTCAGCTACTTTTAGTGAGGTATTCCGTCCTGGATGGATACCTACGGCCATCCCATACCGTTTATCTATAGGTTCAGAGTCCTCTGTAGATGCGATCTTCCCTGAGATTGTATTTTATAGTTTATTTGGTGGTTCATCATCTAATGCAGTATTAGAAATTACTGATCTTTATGGTTTATACTTTGGTTCTGAAAGCAGCGGTTCTCTACAACTGGGTGTAGGTTTTTCAGATCCTTATCAATTATTTTCCGGTTTTGATGCAAGCGCTAGTTTACAAATAGGAGATTTAATTAGTACTCCTTACAGTCTGAATTCTGGAAATGATAGTGGAAGTTCTTTATATATAACAGAGATATATGTAACGACATCGGGTATTGAGTCTAGTGCTATATTATCGCTAGGATTAGGTATATCCGAAAGTTTGTTACTAAATTCCGGGAATGAAACGAATGTTAATATAGAAATAGGAGACTTGATCTCGGTTCCATACACATTGAACTCTGGTAGTGATAATGGAACTATTCTGGTTTATGTAGAGTCTTATGTGCTAAATTCAGGTAATGAGTATAGCGTGAATTTAGAATTAGGCCCTGGGTTTGTTGAATCTTATTTACTAACCTCTGGTATTGAATCTAATACCAATTTGCAGTTAGGAGATCCTGTAAGCATTCCTTACAATTTAAATAGTGGTACAGACTCGGGATCTAATTTTGTTATGACACAAACAGATCCTTATTACGGCAATGTGTCTTTATTACTATTAGGTAACGGAACTAACAATAGTACTAATTTTGTGGATTCTGGTCCAGCTAATAGAACAGTGACAGTTAGCTCTGGCACACCTATAATTACGACTTCTCAGTCTAAATACGGAAACGGTTCTATTACGGGGGGTAAGATTGAAGTACCTTACAACTCAGCTTTTGACTGGGGCACTGGAGACTTTACTATAGAATTTTGGTTTAGATATAGTGGAACATTGGCGGATGCGTTTCGGTTTACGGAAGTAAAAGTTTCACCAGGATTTGCTTTTGGTGGACGTGTTGTATCTGGCATTAGATATATAAGTATTCTCCAAGAAGGTATAGTATGGGAATCAGAATTCCCATGGACTCCTCCAAATCCCAACACTTGGGCTCATATAGCATTGACGAGATCTGGTAGTACTGTACGAATTTTCCAAGATGGTGTCTCACTTGGAACTAGAACTAATACAAGAAATTGGTCGATGAACAATAGTGCTTTCATTATATCCCCAAGTTCTACTCCTTCTAGTGTTGGTATTGCATCTGGAGGTGCATGGTTTGATGACTTCAGGGTAACAAAAGGTGTTGCTCGATATACCACTGATTTTACTCCACCAACACAAGAATTAGAAGTTCCAAGAAACAGCGATCCTTACTCTTTAAGTGTCGGTGTGGAATCTAATGCAAGTTTCAATGATCCCTATTCCTTAAATGCTGGCATAGAGTCTAGCGCTGGTTTAAATGATCCCTATTCCTTAAATGCTGGCATAGAGTCTGGATCTGAACTTACTTTGTCTAGTGTAACAACATCTGACCCTTACTATAATAATGTGTCTTTATTATTATTAGGTAATGGTACTGATAATAGTACTAATTTTATTGATTCTGGACCCGCTAATAGAACCGTGACAGTATTTAGCGGTACTCCTGTAATTACTACATCACAGTTTAGGTATGGTAACGGCTCTATTACTGGCGGTAAGATTCAGACACCTTACAACTCAGCTTTTGACTGGGGTACTGGAAACTTTACTGTGGAGTTTTGGTTCAGATACAGTGGAACACTTGCTAACGAAGTGAGATTCTGTAGCGGTACTACAATTATCGGATCTGGCGCAAGCCCATGTTTTGCTTTTGGTTCTAGACTTTTTGGTGGTAGTCGATACATTGGCGTGCTGCAAGAAAACGTTGTATGGGACGTTGAATTTAATTGGACTCCCGTGGGTGTCAATACTTGGGCGCACATCGCCTTGACTAGACAAGGAACTACGATGAGAATCTTCCAAAATGGTATAAGTTTAGGGTCCGCCACAAATAGTAGGAATTGGAATATTAATAACAATCCTTTCTTTGTGATGCCTGATATTGTAAATACGGCATCTGGAGGTGCGTGGTTTGATGACTTCAGAGTGACTAAAGGTATAGCGCGTTATACCGGCACGTTCACTCCCCCGACAACAGAAGCTCCAGTTCAATAGCTTTTTAACTATATGATAACAGTGTGAACGTTATCAGGTTATGGTACTATATAAGATGAAATAAAATTATTACGCAAAATGGCTCAACCAAGTGGATTTACGCATTTTCAAGTAGGTCTTGCCAGACAGGCTAATTTATTATTTAATGCTGCCACTGCTGTCTCTGCTGGCGGTAAGATAAGACTCTGTACAAGTGCTGCTAACTATACAGCTACTAGCACAGCGATCGCAAATGAGCTGTCTGGAAATGGATATCCTGCTGGAGGTTTGTCATTAACAGTATCTACCTCAGCTTGGAATACGGCATCCAATCACCATAGAGTTAGCTTTAGTGATGTTATTCTTACTCCTACAGCCAACGTTAGTTTTAGATTTGCTGTACTTACCGATGCTGGTAACAATTTAATTGGTTTTTGGTCTTGGACGGCAGATGAAAACCTAATTGCCAATATTCAATATCCGTTCCAATCGTTGTACTATTTCACAAGAAACGCCGTCTAGAATATCTGAAAAAGACTCGATTTAGAAAAAAGCTCATAAAGTTGTGGAATAGAAGATCTTCCAGATGGTTTTACACGCTTGTCAATGTTTACGAAACCTAGCGATATATTGAACGATCGCGTTAAAGAGGCGATCGTTCGGGATTGTACGATCGACGTTAATAATGAACGTTGCGGTTTCGTATTGAAAGATTTATCAGTTATTCCTGTTACTAACATATCTGAAAAACCAAACGATTCTTTTATACCAGAACAAGAATCATTTGATCGCTATGAAGACGATATTATAGCGATCTATCATTCTCACAATACAGAATACACACCTGGGTATTTGTCATTAAGAGACATCGAACAATCTAGATCTCATCAAATACCCTATATTATGTATCACACTACATTTGATATGTGGGATATGTTTGATGCTGACTATATATATCCTTATCCATTAAGAGAACCTGATAATTATGGCACCTTAGATTATCTATTAAATGTACCATTTTCTTGGGCTAGAGCTGATTGTGCTTGGCTCATAAGAGCGTATTATAAAATGTTTTTTAATTTTGATATAACTGATTATCCAAGACCGTTGGGCGATGATTGGTATAAAGAAGCTAGTAAAATTAGTAAGGATGGAATGTATTACGATCTATTACTAAATCATCCAGGGATAACACAAGTTAATACTGAAACCCCTAAAAAAGGGGATATCGTACTAATGCGATCGTTCGGTAGTCGTGTAGCCAATCACAGTGGTGTAATTGTAGAATCGGCTACAAGCGATCGTTATGCTACTATATTACACACGTTAGAATCGGGTACTTTCAGCCGTGTTGACCTATGGAGCGGTCCTAGATGGCATACAGGACGTTTACATTCTGTATGGAGATTATCTCCTAGATAGTGTAGGAAAGGCACTTGTTGGCAATAGAAGATTGTTACCAAAACGTAACTTACAAGATCTTATTGATTTACCACATTCATCTTTTGTGGGATCTGCTGTAGCTTGATCAGCTAACGTGAACATATTCGTTCCTGTATATCCACACTCAGGGCCTCTATATTCCCATACACAAGATCGCAGTGCATATCTACTAGGTAAAGTAGCCTGACCAAATTCTAATGGCGATGAACCTTCGAATGTTATTTGCATCCACGGCTCATAAGATATTACTCTACTTATTATATAATCTATTTCTTGTAACTTTGCAGTAGAATCTGGTGTAGATCCACCATCTGTGAATCTAAATTTTGTTCGTATTATTTTTAGAGAAGAACCTTCTAGTCCATCTACAGAGTCAATTAAATTTGATATAACACCATTAGGATCGCCAACATTGATTTCTAATCTTGGTACAGGACCAGTAGATGTAATTTCTATTGTCTTATGTGTAACAGGGATTAAACTTATGCTACCACCCCAAGAAACTTGTTGATTAGAGAAGCGAAATACATCGAATGGATTATCAGGATTAAAATCCCTCAATATGTATATATAAACGTCACTAGATTGATCTAAGCTTATTAAAGACTGTTTGAATTGTGTCATGCTGCGATTATACCTAAACGTCTGTTAAAAGATAGATATAGATTTTGTGTAGCACCTGCGATCGCTGGTGACGATTCTACATATTGACTTATACCACCATTTAGTAAGACACTTGCTACACGGATATAGTAAGTGCCACTAGACAGATTTTCTATTATCAACTCACTAGTAGACACCGACAATATGGGCGACCACGAACCCGTAGCACCTCGTTTCCATTGGACTTGATAAGAAGTTATAAAAGATCCGCCCGTTTCGGGTTTACTCCATCGTCCTATTAATTTAAATACATTAGCGCTTTGTTCTACAAAACCGACACCTAAATTTATAGGTGGTGGTGGTATAACAGGAATTTCTTCTTCTTTTTCTGTGGATTCTAACTCCCATCCATTTTCAATTATATTGAATTTGTCTTCTCGATATTCGGTGGCCAGAATTTCTATCAAACCGCTGTCTTCAGCGTCTACTTTTATTACTTGTACTCTATATTTTTTTGTATTTATAACGTCTATAAACCAGTTAGATTCTTGTAGCGGAATTGTAGTAAAAGGAGTTGATACTTGTATGGTATCCGTAGAACCTGCCCCGTTACTAATCGTCTTAGTTTCTATTGTTAAATCTGGCATGGTGCAAGTTATAGAATAACCTGACGCATTTGGTAATATTATTTCTTGATCTAATTCTATCGTTGTACTTGTAGCTGATGTTATCAAACCGCCATAACGTTTTTTAGATCTCTTCCAATCTATGACGTTTATAATATCACCAGGTCGTACAAAAAGCCCAATTAATCTACACTTGAAGGATACGGTTTCTGTTTCTAGGAAATTAGAATAAACCTGATAACGTCCTTGTCTATAGGCTTGACCTCTAGATGTACATCCATAAGCTGCAAAATCAGTTTCTCTATAACCAAATTTTTTAAGAGCGTCTTGTACTTCTATTGATTCTACTGTTTGTCTATAGTAATCATCTGGATCATTCCATGTTACATAAGCGACTGAATATCTTGTTTGTATATCAGTTGATGAGTAACTGAACATACCGTTTTCTACATCAGCATTAGTAAATTGTTGAATAACATCACCAGGTTTATCCTGCCAGAATTTTAAGCATGTACCATCCCAATAATAATGTGAGTTACAAGCACTCAAAAATCCTTCTAATACTTTATGTGCGGCTTCTCCTTGTTGAAGTACAGTATTACATCTAAATCTACGTTCTGTACCACCAAAACCATTAGTTACAAACTCATTATTATATCTAGATATGTCATATAGATCATACGAGGATACCTGACAAGAATCTATCTGTTTACCTAAACCATAACGACTATTAGTTAGAATGTCATATAACTGCCACACCGGATCAGATGTCGCTATGGGCGGCTCATAAAGAGTACCATCCCATATACCACTAAAGTCCAAGCCGCGATCTGTGTCGTTAACTACAGCATTACTAGGAATGGCTACAGTCCTACCACCGATCTTATACCCTCTTTGTGGTTCACTAGAGAATTGTTCTGCGTCAAACTCAGCGCTCACTACAGCCGTATGAGCATAATTTATCTTGGTATCATTTACGACAGTGGTGTAACTTACAAATTGAATAGTATTCTGTAAATTACTGTTAGGTGTTGGTTCTTGTACTAACTTTTCTACTCTTATAGTGATAGGTCTTGAAAAATTTGTATACGCGATCGGTATATTGTATTCAAACTCTGTAGCACTAGAAAATTTTACTGTGCGATCGTCGGAATGAACTGTTGCAACACCACCAATATCGGTTAATTGTATTCTGAACGCCATCCGACTCGCAACTACGTCACCATCTTCTTCATATTGTTGTACCTGAAATGCTAGTCTAACTCTTACAAAACTTATATCACTAACAGTGAAAGTTCTTGAAATAGGTATATTATATTTTACTTCTGTATTAACACTGGTTTCAGATGTAAGTCCTTCTTTAACGGTGGCATCTAATAGTCTTTGTGAACCTGTACCATTTCTACTATCCCACTTAAAGCCCGTAAAGTTTTTACTACCATCACTATTACCTACAGGCGTTCTATCCAAATAAATAGAACGATCGCCTTCTAATAAGCCTTCTATTGGACCTTCTGATAAAGCTTCTACTACTACGGCTCTTGCAGAACTGAGTGCCGTATCAGGATCTATGTCAGGGTTTTTAGATTTGCCACCACCACCGTTACTAGAAAAAATACCATGTTCACCTACAAGGTATGTATGGTAGTCATCTACAACAAAATTGTACACAGTGGTTCTTTCTAGTTCTTCTTCTACCTTTAGTAACGGTCTGTATTCTAAATATTTGTCAATAAAGAATTCGTCTATATTCCATTTACCAATCTCTTTAAAAGAATTACGTTCTGTGTAAAACGCATGATTGGGAGTCGCTATTACATAACCTCCCCAGTATGTGTATTTAAATACTTGTTGGTCGTGGTGAATGTTTGTAGATAATACTTTTTTGATAGATATTTTATTTTCGGGAGAGAAACAAAATACTTCATCCCCTGTTTTTATATTTTGTATGGGTATTAATCCTAATGGTGTCTGTATAAGAGTATCACCACTAAGACATCCTCCTCCTTCACCCCAAAACTCATCAAATTTCATCACGATCCACCTACATTAGTGGCTGTGATGTACGATCGCACGGTGGCAGATAATACCATAGATGGCGCTAGCATAACACCATATACTACATATATACGTTGTCCTATTTCTGCTGTGTTGGAAACGCCAGAAAATATAAAAGATTTTTCGTTCTCTTTATCAGCATCATTTTTAGGTTTTTGTCCCATTAAGCCGGATACAAGTAATAAAGAACCTGTAACGATTAATTGAACGGCACTCAGACCTAATAAACCCCCAGAGAATATCAGTCCTCCAGCAATAAGAGCTGTACCAAGGATTATTTTTCCTACTTTACCAGCACCACTAGGTAAAGCTGTAATATGAACACTTTTATCTTTTACTATAGGATCTGATAGTTCATCTTCTCCTATTTCATAATTTCCGTGTCTGACTTTGAAGAATGTACCTTTTTCTGTTTCATCTAGGATGAATTGTCTGAAGTCTTTGAAATTAACTTCTAGAAATCTAACACAATCTTTGGTGCTATGCGCTACACATCTAAATTCTTTACCATATTTCTTTCGTAGAGAACCATGTAAATAAATAGTAGTGTACATCACACCGTCCTTGTTACATATGTTATGTTGTAACCAATTGTATTTGCACCATTGAGATTAATAACAAGAGCTGTATTCGCTGCGAGATCTAAAGGTGAATGAGGATGATACTCAACGCGATCTCTAAAACCAACTGTACCTTTTGCTGACAGTAAAACTCTCCTGCGATCTGTAGATGTACCACTTCGAACGATCACTAATGTTTCTACAGCGCTTTCGTTTTGAAGTTCTAAATTTAGTATTCTGATATAGTTACCACTACCAGGAGCCGCTACAATCGTATTGTTACCACTTGTAGAGATGGTTCCGCTTAGGTACACTTCAGCGATTCCATAATTTCCCATGTCAGCAAGCACCTCATCATAAGAATGAGGTGTGTATATAGGCACCGAACCAGACAACCCTTTATCTTCTGAAAGGAGTATAGCCGGATTGGTATTACCGTCTAAAACTGATATGTTCCTGGTAGGCATTTCTTTAGTTTATATAGCTAAGGTAACTATATCATAACAACGTTTTTGTTTCTGAAAGGTAGTCAAAATATGTACCTTACAGGGTGTGTTACAGCATACTTTAGATCATCGGGATTTTGTAGTTGTTCTCCATGTTGTGTACAATATACTTCATCCCATTGAACAGGTGTTACGCCTAGTCTATTAGCCACATCATCTAATACTAGATTTTCTCTGTATATAAGTTCATTAGTGATAGGATCTCCGTATTTTCTGTTCATCCTATATCTGTCGTAGAAACTTTCCTCTGTACGATATTCGTCACCTAATAACAAGTTGCTATCGTATATTTCTTTTATAACATTTCTACGCATACCAAAACAACCACCAGAAATAAAATTAAATTGTCTTGATAGGTAAGGTGCAGGCAGAAATCTCACATCTCCTATCCAATCACCCTCTGGAATATAGTTAAACGATCTCCATATATAAGAATCGGGATCTAATTTGATAATAAGATCGCTAGTTGTATTATTAAGTACGCACTTGAAATTGCGTTGAGTAAATTCTGGTCCTACATTCTTTAGGCGATCGCCTTTTATCAATGTAAATGGAGGAGAGTCAGGGAACATGCGATCGTGATAATCACGGATCTGATTCATAGAGAATAAATTAGCTTGACCATCAGATATAATTAAAATCTCTGAGGTTGGATAAAAATTTCGTATTTGAAAAACTAGTCTGCTGGCATAAATCTCGTTTTTGTATATATTAAAATAGAAACTAATAGGTTCCGTCATTTTTCAAAGGTATCCAAACTCTACCGAAAAAGCTTCCGCCACCCAATACTTTTGTTCGTTGATCGGACATTAATAGATAGTAGTCACCGTTAGGCATATAAGATACATGTAACTGTAATACTCTTGATTCGGTATCAGTAGACGTATCATCAAGGCCACGTATATCCATTGGATCATAATCAGGAAAACCTTCGCTCCCTGATACATAAACAGATGTTTTTACTGCGGGAGTTTTAGATCTTGTATCTTTGTCGTATATGTTCTCCCCTTTATAACTGGAAATGTTGACATTAGCCGGTAATTTATAAAACCATTTTGGAGATCCTGTACGTCTTACTCCTATATACAGTCTTGGCGCGTTTGCGGTAGTGTATCCATGATACAGAAAAGGTTGTTCTAATATACCACTGAAAAGACCTGTTCCAGTGTGGAAACCTCTAGATCCTAATTGATGATGTATAGATATACCTCTTTTTTCTCTAGGATCAAATAAAGGGACATGTGACGGAGGATCAAAAGATCTCGTTATCTGTATATTTCCTTCATAAATGTCAACATTGTTTTTTGGGTCGTCTGCTGTGTAAATAGTATAAGCATCAAGGTATGTTTCTTCATGTAACATACTCTTCACTCTATAATATACACGAAAACCTACGTCAAAATAGTTGGTGCTAAGACCCATGAGAAACCCTAATAATAGCTAGATACAGTTAATCGTACCATCATAGCACAATTGTTGAATACACTTTCACCAGTTGGTTTAACTTCGCCAGTTAGAGTGTATATACCACAAGGTATAGTAGGACTACCACAGCAAGATTCCATCGTTTGTTGTAACAAAGGTGTTCTTATTGACTCGGTGCAACTAGGATATACCAATTGATCTTTATATATTGCCAATAATGTCAAAAAGTTGATTACACAACTATGAGTTCTAGAATCATAATTTTTTAACATCTCTCCAATGTAAATTTGTTTGTCTTTAGACCAACTTCCATACATAATACGGGTCAGATCGTCTTCAAATTGTTTTTGTAGATATTCATAACTTCTCAGAATCAATCTAAAAGTAGTGCCAGCATCTTCTCCATTAAGGTTAGCCCACAAAGCCGACTCTCCTATTAATGCTTGTGTAGCTGGATCACTATCTGGATAAGGTGTGTTCTTTTCTGAGAATCGTGTAGGAGGAAAATCCGGTTCTATAGAACACCATTTACCATCTACCCAATTTAGCCAATCCATCAAAAGTTTCTGTAAACTATCGAATTTAGTATTTGAATAATAAAGAGCTTTAGCCAACCATAGACCAAATTGAGCCTGTGAGAAACCTGAATCTGACCCTTGTTCCATAGGGTTGGCTTGATTTCTATAAAGGATAAGAGTAGCAAGATTCCCTGTAACAGTATTTAACTGCCATAGGGAATTAATAGGCGATATTCTAAAAGCAAAAGGCCCAAAATCATCATTGATCTCTGCATATTTTATTTGAGCTTTAGCTAAATTGTCGATCGCCGCTAAAAGTTGATTAGTATTCGTACCAACCAATCCCCATAAATTCTGAGAGATCAAATAGCGATCTCCGTAACGATTAGTTACAACGTTATTTTGTCGTACTATAGAAGATGTAAATAACTCACTGTTAACGGTATTAGGCGAGTAATTTATAATAGATTGAAAACCAGTTTTTATTTTATTGGATCTTGTTTGCCATATACTGTTTTGAGTTATCAAATACAATTCATCGTAAAGCTCCCACAACATAGGCAACCAAGAAGCTTTGATATTAACTTGATTCGTTGATAAAGCCGTTACGGAAGCAGGAAATGCTGTGTAACCGTTGTTACTGGGTGAGTATACTTCAAACAGTTGATTGGTCTGTATAGACCCAATTGAAGATCTTACATTTATTAACCAATGTGGTAGTGTACTATTACCATTGTAATAATAAGTTTCTATAGCTTCTGCAAGTGTTAATGATCTGTCTAACCAAGTCTGATCGTTTAATAACTTATATCCATTAAGAAACGCCATCGACATGTTTATTTGATCATATAATGTACCAGCTTGCCAAGGTATGTCTATACCAGCTTCCTGATGCCATTGTTTAGTAACCAAATTGTTGTTTGATATTAGTAATGGAGCTTGGAGAGATATTTCTGGAAACACCTCAAATTCAAATTCTAAAGAAGCTGTAGCGTTTCTATCATTACTTGTTAATGCTGATTTAATAGCGTTACTGCCAGAATAAACTGGATTTTGTGTAATCTGCCACCAGTTGTTTACCCACCCTGAAGGTATAACACCATTCTCAAAACCTTGATTTAGATACGTGGTTGTTATACCAGCTCTAGTACTGGCATTTCCAATAACTACACTATCGATCGCAATTACTTCGTTCTCTACACTGAAATTACCATCTTTTTCGTGTATGAACTTTATTTTGTATTTACCTTTTTTTTGAAAGGCATAGGAAAAATTAGTCCATGAGTTCGGAGATCCAGTTCCATAGTAACCACCAATATTTTGACCACCACCACTTTGAGTTAATACAGTTTCCTTGATGCCATCAGGCTTGGTTACTTCGATCTTAAAAAAATCAAAATACACTTCTGTAGCAAATGTATAAAATACATGTAACCAAGTGTTACCTTCTTTTGGCGTAGCGTTATTAGTTATAAGACTATTTACATCTATCGTGGATACATTATCTATAAATACTTTCGATGCCGTAATATCAGATTTTATTTTAGTTATATCTATAAGATCAGAAAGATCGCTACAAGGTGATTCGATATCTTTTATAAATGTGGCAGAGAAATTAAAGGTGTCAAATCCTACTGGTGTTATGGACCATTCGGTACAAAAATAGAGTTGTAATGGCAATACTTCTATATTAGGACTCCAGTAGAAAGATTCTACTCCTCTTCTACTAGACAGAAAATCAGATACGTTTTCTATATTGTCTTTAGTGTCGATCGCTTGAATAGTCCACGTAACTCTAGGCTCTACGGAAGAAGACGTGCTTATATAACCATCGCCAAGTTGCGATTCAAAATTAGATCCTACATCGTAGGATTCTTCTGCGCCCCAAGACGGCGGTAATGTAAGTGTAAGATAATTCATAAAAAGATTGTCCTAACTAGAACCATAAATAAAACTTTCGGTAGCGATCAAGC